AAGAGGAAGAAAGAAGGGTCAGGGGTGTCGGCGGTGTATTAAAAAAACCCCCCTTTTGCCCATTTTTGCCATTTAAGCGGTTTATGCCGCCTTTTGCGCTATTACACTTAGAACATAGGCATTGAAGGTTGAAATCCTCATCTCCACCCCCAAGACTGCGTGGCGTTATGTGGTCAACCGTGTTGCCTTCCAGCCCACATTGCTGGCAAGTGTAACCGTCACGTTCAAGGATACGTTGACGTATCTTGCGCCATTTGGCAGTGCTTCCATTGTCTTTAAGTGCGCTCATCAGTAGTAATTCCTTTCCTGATGAAATGCCCATGCCTTACATGGTGTTTGATAACGATTCGTTATGTATCTGATTGTTGCATCTATCTGTCTGTATGGGTCAAGATCACGATAGTGCTTCGATCTCATCTGACCTAAACCATAGTGCGAACCATTGCGTGCAGTGTATGACCACCTTGATTCCTTTGTAATGATCTTGTTAAAGCACTGGAATTCCTTGTAATCCAATAGCCTTGAATGTGCATACAACTTCAAGTGATCTATTGAATATGCAGCTGAATGTGCAGGGTTTGCCCCTATCGGTGCGCCAAAGCCAGTGATTAACAACAACATTTGAAGTCTTTTTTTATTTATCTTTTTCTTTACAAGATTATTTGAAAGAACTTCATTCTTAGTTTTACCCACTAAATGCGTGGTGTTGTTGTATGCGTCAAGCGTACACCCCCACGTCAAGTGACTAATAACTTTACGCATGGTCTTGGGCGTGTCCCACAACCTTTTTGCACCTGTGCATAACTTCTGTGGATAACTCATTGATATCCCCAACCCGTGCCCTTAAAGGTAATCCCAAAAGTTGAGTACCTGCGACTCATGTTTGCCCCGCAACAGATTGGTTGGCTTTCGTCATGGATTGACTTATCCACCTCAATACGGATTTTGCACACCGTGCATTCAAACTCATAGATTGGCATTGGAAGTCCCTATCTGTGCAACCGTCATACAACTGCATATTGTGCATTGAATGGTCGCCACACCTGGCGGAAGTAGGTCGGTTATGTTGACGATTAGTTGATTGGTTTTCTTCTTGCACATTCGACATTCAAATTGCACTTTGTCCATAGTTGGATTTCCTTAAATTCTCGATTGGTTGAAGATTGATCTGCGTGACCCACCAATTAGGTTGCTTACTATGGCGATATTTAGGTCGTTGTGCCATGGCAATGGGAATCCAACCTGCAATGAAGTAATGCGGTGACTGTCCTGTTACTAGGACTGCAATGTCGGTTGGTCGATCGTATTCGTGAATTATCAGCTGACCCGTTACGTACTTAGTCCAGCGTACTTCGATCGAATTGCCCACATCTGCCTTGACTTTGTATTTGTTTTCATACGGATTAAACGGAAGGTCAAAGTATTTCGCAACGACCCATTCACTACCAATGGCTTCAGCCGATTCAACCAGGTATTCAAAAGTACCCAATTCCTTTTGAAATCTTTGTGGGTTATCTGTGCCTTTGGTTGATTCTGCCGTCATTTTGATTGCTGCCAACATGCAAATGATTTCTTCTTCTTGCGTCAATTGCATTTTCATCGACAACCACCACACAACCAAGCCAGTTTTTCGCCTGCCTGTCCGGTCTTGTAACCAAAGGCGTCCAGTTTCATAATCTTGGCGCAAGAATCGCATTGTTCGACTTTGTATTCGGCGACTACTTCACCATTCTTTAGCAATTTACATGTCATGGTTTGCGGATTGATCAATTCCATGTATTCACTCATACCTGGGGTTCCCATTTTCCTGTTGATCGTAAGACATACCAACGCGGCGTGCATTGCGTTGCCTTTGTGCGTTCAGTGCAGAAATAGCCACCCCAAGACTTTGGTGCGCCTTCGTGTGATTGCTTCCAAATCATGTGCCCATGACTGCACTGCGGTGCTTCGGCTACCAATTGACCACCCAATTGTTTTGCCACTTCGTCCATTGATGAACCCAGTGACGGGATTCCCGATTGTTCGGCTTCAGCTGCGGTCTTGAAACTTGGGACGTCGCCGAACTTCTTTGACCACGGGTCATAATCGTCAGCCGTAGATTTTGCAACGCTGGTGCTTATCGTTTCGACCTTTTCCATGTCTTGACGAGTTGGTCGCTTATCCGTGCCCAGCAATAAACCAATGGCGCGTCCAATGCTGCTGGTGCATGTATCTTCGACAAAAAACTTTTTCATTTGCACGTTGTAAGTTGCGACGTTGCCAAATGCGTAATCGATTGCCGAAGGCTTTTGGTCTTCGTACTCTTTGAAGATTTGGGTCTGAACTAGAATGAAACCCTTTTCCGCATTAAATTCAATGATGTTGTTTTCAATTCGACCAGTTGGGTGCGTTTCCCAAAAACGCTTGATTCGCGCTGCTACGTCTTCGTAGTTGTCCAGGAAGCCAGCCATTATTTGACCGCCTTGTTTGCCATGTGACGAACCATTGCCTTACGACGTGCAATGCCTTCACGCTTGCCTTCTTTGAAGCCTTTTGCGTATCCCGCTGCTGCTGAAATCACCATAAGAATGATCACCAACACCAAACGCCCCAATGTCTCAGGGTCTAATAGATCAAGTACCATTTTGAATTCTCCCGATTCTAGGCGGTAACTGCTACCACCTGAACTCAGGGTGACGCATGATTGGCGCGCGGTCAAGAACCTTGCGTGTTTGTCGGCGTGTCTCCAGGCTTTGGCTTTGATTTCAGTCCGTTGCCAGCAAGTACGCCGCCCAGCGAACCAGTCAAGAAAATCGCCAGGGTCTTCAATAGATCAATGAACGCTGCGTCGTTGGGTGCTTGCGCGCTGACTGGTTGTGTCACAAAAATCAGGGCGTAGGTTATGCCAACCGTGACAACCAAAAACACTGCTGCAAGGGTTGAACCAATTATCAAAATCAGCTGCGCGTGGATTTCTTCGGGTGACTTACGGCGTGCGGGTCTGTTCCGATTTAATTCCAAGTAGGTCGTCAGTGCATGTTCCAGTGGGGACACATTGCGGTTTTTGGCAATGCGCTTTGTTCCAGTTGTCGAATTCTTGGCATTCATAACGTGTCCACCCCTGATACCCGCATGCGGACTGGGTTAGTGCAAGTGCCCAAACCAACCCAGCCGCTGCGAATCGACGGTTCACTTCCCCGTAGAACCGAAGGCTTTGTCGTTTGGATTTAACCAGCGCAAAATGACTGGTGCAACCGCTGCAATTCCACCCATTGCAAGGGTCTTAGGGTCTTGCACGCCCGCAAGGTACAACGCAAGGGCGGCTGCCATAAATGAACGCGCCCATGACGCTGCTAGGGCTTTGGCTTGTTCCATTTTTTCTCCTTTGTTGGTTTTGCTGCCGACTTTGGCATTTCAACTATTGGAAATTCACCCTTATAAGGGACAAACTTTGGAATACCAAAGCCAACGATTTCCTTGCCTTCGCCGTACGAACGAACTTTTACCATTACCATTCCGCCGTTGCGTTGGTCGCCTGTCCCGCTGGTGTTGCCTTCGATCGTCAAGCATGTCTTTGAATCTATAAGTCCCACAACAATTCCAATATGTGAAATGCGGTCAACGCCGTCATGTGGGAAGTCCATAAATGCCAGGTAGCCCAATTGCGGCATAACTGACCAGCGTTGAATCTCTTTGAATTTATGTGCGCCAATAGCAGTTGAAACGACGGAATGAATTTTGACGCCTGCCTGGGCTGCACACCAATTGACGAAACTGCCACACCAAGGCAAACCGTCTGCTTTTGTAAATTTGCCGTACTTTGTCAAGTTGTCGCCTTCTTCGATCGTGCCGACCTCAGCTGCTGCAACCTGGATAAAGCGCGCGTTTGTGCCGTTCGGGTAATTCACTTTTTAAGACTTTCCAAATATGCCTGATAATCGGAATTTGATGTGTCACAAGGTATCCACAACTCAATGCCATTTTCAAACGTTGCCTTAATTCTTTCGGGGGTTGTTTCGTTGCCTTCAATTACTTCATATGTTGTCATTATAACTCCGCATTAAATTGTAGGATTGCTGAACTTCCTGATGCTTGTAATGTCGTGGCATTGCCACCAACAAGATTTGCTCCACCAGTAGTATCAACACGCGCCATGTTTGGTGAAAGAATACCTGCACCGATTGCACTAGGCGCACCTGCTGAACCACCTGTACTGGTAATTAAGAAAAAATGACTTGCAGAACTTATTGAAAAAGTTGGACTTGTTCGCATTACAACTGGATAACGATAAGTGATTTCTGCTGCACTTGTGCTGACAGCATTACCAGTTGTTAAACGTTCATTTGCATTTATCGAAGAATCAATTGTTCGTTGAAAATATCGCTGACATAATGCAAATTCACCACCAAGAGTTCCAGTTGCAGTTTGGAATGGTGTTGCAACTGAACCAGCCTCAATTTGTACACCCCAAATGTCAAATGATGTCCATGTTTGGTTCAATGGAAAATTAAAAACAAGTGACAAATAACTAGAAGTACCAACGGTTTTGCCTGAAATGCTTGGCACTGCAACTGTGTACGAATAACGAACCCATGAAGTCGTGTACGACGGTGATGAAACAACCGTTGTGTCAACTGCGGTTGAACCGCCGCTACCAAAATTTTGTGTCAAAACGATAGATGACGGAATTGTGCTGGCACTAGATTTTGCCCAAAATGAAACCGTTACGGTTTGTCCAGCGTATGTTTGTACGTCCTCAATGCGTTGTTCAAGAGTTGGCGTACCGCTAGTTGAAGCGACGCTGCCAACGGAACGCAAGAAAAACTTTCCTTCGTATCCGCTGACTGGTGCTGCACCTGGTGTAAATGTTTGTTGTGAAATTCCAATTCCACCATTGCCAGCCGTATAACGCCAACGATCTGCGGTGTATCCAGGCGCAGAAAATGATGATGTTCCGCGTTGCCAAACACTAAAGTCACCATTGATAATCTTGTTTTTGCCAGCGTAGTAATTGTTTGTAAATGCTGGTGCATAAGCAGAATTTGCAAGATCATAAGTTGTTTTTACTGCATTAGCCGTAGCAGCTAGAGTCGTCGACGTGCTTGAAGTAGAATCTGACAATTGCACGGCGCCAAGATTTGAAGTCGTACCGCTAAGAATTCCAAGAGTCACCGCACCGCTAGTGCCACCACCTGTCAATGGGCTTGAAGCGGTAATGCCTGTTATGTCGCCTTGATCGTTTGCGATCCATGTAAAATCCATGTCGGTGTTTGACGCTTTGGCAAGAATTTGACCTGTTGTGCCGCCAAGTAAGTCAGCCATTGAAGTGGCTACGGCTTGACCAAAGGTTTCAAAGTCTGCTGGTAAGTCCGTGACAAGGTCACTGGACGTCGGCATTTGCCAGGAAAACGGGGTGGTCGGGTTCGTCATATGTTGATCTCCTTCTTAGGTAACAATTGTTGCACGCGCCCAGTCAAGTGTTGGCGACACGCCCGACCAGGTAAAAGTGTTGGAAATTTCGTCCCAAGTCAATGCCTGAATGGAATAGGCAAGGGGCGAAAGATTTAGCGAAATTGAAAGGGTGTTGTAACCCGCACGGAATGACCAGCCTTCGACGAACCCTTGAAAGATCGAACCCATGTTGCTAGGTAGATCATTGACCGCAACTGGCATGCCCATGAATACGCCAATGAGTGCGTCACGGTCTGCGTTGTCCACTTCAGGATTGGTCAGGTCGTATGTGATTTCGCTGAAAATTGGTTCGGGGTCTTTACGCAACGCCAAATAGAAATCTGCCTGATCTTCGGCGTCAGTTGAGTTGTGAAGGGTTGTGGTAATAATTTGGGAAAGTGTGCCGTATGTGGCAATTGAGGTCGCATCACTTGCTGATCGTTCACTGCTGCTGGTCGCCCCAAATTTAATCGTTACATTATTTCGGACGTCGCCTGCACGGGTTTCAATACGTAAGCCCGCTGCGCGTGCCTGATTAGCCGTAATTTGGACATACCCATTAGTTACAAGGTATTGGCTGCGGTGTGTTGCGTCGGCATAAGAAATGCGCCCATAGGCATCTTCGTAAATGTAGCCAAGCCCTGAAGTTGCCAATGCCGAAACCAATGAATAAACGTCGGTTCGATCGCTAGACCGCGCCGCCAATTCGTAATCACCAGGTCGGTCAATTTCTCCCAATGCTTGATTTGCATTTGCCCAAGTAATTGTTGGGTCATAAGTTGCCCAAGTCAATGCCGCTGGTACTTCCGCCCATGTCGTACCGACTAAGGCTGAAAGAATCGTGTAAATCTGATTGCCGTCGAAATCCTTTGAAAGCACGCCATTGGTCAATGCTTTTGGCAAGCGTGCCAATGCGCCCAGTGCCGTGATCGAATAAGTCTGCGTGAACATGGTCGAACCCACGTCACGGACTTCTAAACCAATGTCAACTACGTTACCGCCGAATATCGGCACGAAAGTATTTGACGTGTCCTTGATTTGAATTGAAATTGTTGAATTGATAGAAACGGGAATGGTTGCTTGATTAACGTCGATCAATTGTATATTGGTGTAGCCCGCCTGTGCTTGCTCATAGATATTTCTGCGACCGCTTTGAACAGTCAGGTTTGCCAAAACCGCCGAAGTGTATTCAATACCGTCGATTTCGACTTTCCAAATAGGCGACCAAAGCGTCATGGGGTTACTAGGCTTCCAGCACCGCCCGTGCCGCGATAGTAGGAATTGTTTAAAGTGTCAACAATTGTGCGTGCAGTACCTTCTTTATCGAAAGCACCGTTGACGGTTAAATTATAAACTGGACCCGACGCCGCCATGATTCCTCGCAAGGTAGTTGTGTCGACGCCTGAATAATTTGCTCCGCTTAAACCAGCAACTTTTGAACCCGCGCTTGCAGCTGATTGGGTGACTGAAGAAACACCCGAAGTAGTAATGGTCGGAATGTCAGGCATAGTAATTCCGCTGGATTGTGAAGTCCCGCTGGAAGTGCCTGTGTTGAATGGTTGACCATTTGGCATTGTCCCGCTAAATCCAGCAATGGCGGGTGTGTCTCCAATTCTTTTTAATTTGCCAATATCTTCACCTGGCTTGATTAAGTTAATGCCCGTGATGATCGCGTTAATGCCGTCGATCGCAAAGTTTAATAATGGCTTAATTGCTGATAGGACTTTACCAACGACCGTAATGACCGCACTTGCGATCGGTCCGATAACACCAATTGCTGCACCAATGGCTTTTCCAATTAAAGGTGCAATGTATTTTATGACTTCCCAAAACGCTATGAATTCATCTTTGCTATCCATGATAGCGTCTTTAATAAAACCAACTGCTTTTTGAAAACCTTCAAAAATTGGTTGAACTATGTTTTTGATTGTGTTTCCGACGTCTGAAATTGATTTGCCCAAACCGTCTTTACTTGTAACGCTAAAGCCGTCAGCCAAAGCATTGATGATTGGCAACGCGTTATCGTTAACAAACTTGATAAGTTTTTCAAGCACCGGCAATAGTGCAAAGCCAATAGTTTCTTTTGCTTCATCAAAGGCAACATTGAGACGATCTAACCGTCCTTGAAATGTATTGGCTTCTTGCTCTGCAAAGCCCGCAAACGAACCACGCAAATTCTCATAGACTTTATTGAAGTCTTTTGTTTTCAAAATAGATTGGTCAATGCCCAAACCTAATTTGCCCAGGGCGTTTGTGTTCCCGTCGTATGCTTTGCCTAGCGAATTTGCGATCGCTTCCAGTGGCTTACCCGTCGCCGAACTAATGTCAAGTGCCAAACTCAATAACTTTTGTGCTTCTTCAGTGTCTTTCGTTGATCTCACCAAGCGAGATAATGCTGGACGCAATTCGTCGTCGGTCACGCCCGTCGCCAAAGCAACTTCGGTTATGTAATCTTCAACCGCTGAAATTTGTGCCCTTGTTGCTTTAGTTGTGTTCTCTAAAGTCAGCGCAAGAATACGCTGGGCTTTCTCGTCTTCCAATGCAGCCTTTACGCCATCAATGCCGATCTTAACCGCATAAGCGCCAGCCGCCGCAGCTGCTGCAACGAAGGCTGCGCCAACCATTTTGCCGACCTTGCCCATTTTGTCGCCAAAGGTTTCAACGTCTGCGGTCGCAGTTTTAAGCGATTTGTTGAGATTGTCAACGTCGCCAAGGATTGAAAGTTTAAGGGTACGACTGCCAGCCATTAGTCAAACTCCTTAACTATTTTCGAAAACGATTCTTCCCAGCGTTTGATGATTTCAGGCTGCGCGCTGCGTAAGGTTGGATAGATAAACCAACCGCGAGAACCGCGACCTTCGCGACCTGACCAAACTGGAAATTGCTTAAAACGGTTTGAACCGAATTCGTAACCACCCCAAACTTGCTGCGTTGTACCGCCGCCGCTTAATTTTTGTGATGCAAAACCAAATGAAATCTCACCGATCTTTGAAGACTTGGAAACCTTAGAACCCTGTGCGATTTTAGGCGCAACGCGATTCGTTGAAGTGGCAGCAGTTGAAATAATTTTTCCACGAACGTATTCTGCCAATTCCGAGGTTTCTCGTTTTGCCTGTGCGGTTGCTTCTTCGTCCATTGCTTTGAAAGATTTCAGAATGGCGCGTAGTTCGGCTTTGTCATAGGAAATTGCTTCCTTAGCCATTTGCGCGCCTTTCCAAAATCTCGATAATGGTCAAAATGTCTTCGGCACTTTCAAACTCATTTGGAGATAACCCCGTTGCCAGGGCTACCTCCCAAACGATTCGACTTAGGCTTCCGACTGGGTGGCTTTTGGGTTTGCTTCACCGACGATCACTTCGGAGATTGTCTCCGTCCATGCTTCGATTGGCTTGACTGGCTTGCCAGCCGCTTCACGTTTCATGGCGTGATAGGCGAGAAAGACAAGATCGGAAATTCCGATTTTCTCTTGCGCCTGAGCAATTGTGTTGCCCGTTTGCTTCTCCCATTTGACCCACTCAGGTGGCGCAGCAGTGTAAGTGATCTGCGTACCGTCGTTGTATTCAATTGTTATTGGTAACTTCATTTTGTCTCCCGATTGTTAGATTTTAGCTGAATGTTTCAGTTGGTGTTCCAACTACAATAAATGATAGATCAACGGTCTGCGCGTCAGGTGCTGACCCGCCGACTGCTGGAAATACTGGCATTACGTTGAATGCAAATACTGCACCAGTCACGGCAGTGAGTGAAACCGCCAATGTTGTGTTTGGCGCAGTTTCGCATGCAGTCCACAATGCTTCGCACAATGAACCTGACGCGCCCCAGTCAGCAAGCATTGAAACGTCGAATGTCCACTGGTCGTCAATATGCTTGTAAGCCTTGCCGTCTAGTGTTTGATAAGTTTCCACGGTTGGGCTATTTGCAAGCACTGCGCTGGTCGCCTGCGCGTCGTAGTTAACGGTTGCAATGGTCACGACTAAATCGCGACCAGTTATGATTGTCGTTGGCATTTTGTCCCCTATGTTGTTTGTGTGTAGTACGTCGAAACGTTTATGTCAGCAACCAGCATTGGGCTTTGTCCAACTTCCAACACCGTCGGCTTTTCAACAACGCCAACAACGTATCCTGCGGGCATTGCCGCAAGAATTCCTATGATGAGTTTTTCCAGATTATCTAATGAACCTGCGTTGCTATTTGAAGCAACAATTGCAGTAATTGCAAAATTGATCTTTACCTGTGTCTTGGATTTACCGATTAACACAATTTCCATGTAAGGCGAGTCGGGTACAACCACGATCGCGGGTGGAATTGGTGCTTCGGGAACGCTTGGGTACACGTTGGCAGATAGCGCGCTGAAGGCGTTTGCTAGGGCTGCACGGGTTTCGGATACGGCGTTGGCTGGCACTTATTGAACGACCGTTTCAACGTCCAAGTAAGGCATAAGCAATGTGGACACGCGGTTGGTCAGGCTTCGACCCATGCGGTAAGGCGTTGAAGCAAAATCTACGCCCTCTATCTGTCCACCTGCTGCAACGCGTGATTGGAATACTTCAACTGAAACGGCAAGAATTGCAGATTCAATTGCTGGGGTGTTTGCGTATAGATCAGCTGCTGAATAGCCTGAAAGTGTTGCAGTGCCTGTTGGGATTATGTCGCGCAATGTGACATTTGATGAAGTCAATGCAGCGGTAAATGAATAAGGCGTGACGGTAACAACGGTGTGTGTTGCGGTGAACGGTGCAGGCAAACCAGCGACAATGACTGACTGACCAGCAACAAAATGATGTTCGCGGGCGGTATAAAAATAAGCAGTGTTTGATTCTAATTTGTACGCGTTAACGGCTGAAGTGTTTGCAACCAACATGGGCAAAATGACGGCTTCAGCGGTGTTGATGATTTCGTCTAGGTAACTGTCTGAATAAAGTGAAACGGACACGCCAAGCACCGTGCGCAATTGGCTTGCAGTAACAATGACTGGCATGTCCGTTTCCTTTCGATCGGCTGCGGCGAGATCGGGAGAACCCGCCGCATGATTAGTGGGGGTTAGTTATCAGGTCTTATTGATACCGAATGCGCCTGCACCGATTTTCGTTGCAATTGCACCGTATCCGTAAACTGAAACTGAAACCTGACCTGAAGCAATAACGTCAGCGCGTAGGCGATACGTTGGTGATTCATACCATGTGTATGCAGTTGGGTTGATGATCAGCATTGAATCATCTTTGTCAGTGTCATTTGCTGACGGTACGTTTGCAGTGACGTAAAGATCAAGTCCCGCAACGTTTCCACGAATTGAATCTGGACGAACTGAACCACCTGCGTTTGAAGGTTGTGCAGCCATGTAGATTGGACGACCTGAATCGTTCAATGTCATTAGGTTTGCCCATTGTGAAGTGTTCGCAAGAATGTTGCGCGCAAATCCCTGTGTGTTTGAATAAACTGAAGCAGCACCACGAGAAACAAAACCAAGCAATTCAGCTGCGGTTGGGTATGTTGTCAGTGCTTCT